CTAGCTGTCTTTAATCCTACACCAGGCAACGCATCAGCAAGTTGTCTAGCACTGGCAGTATTGATGTTAACTCTGGTATCTACAGGAAAAATTTCTTTCTTTGTAGGTGTTGAAGGTTTAACACCTTCTGATGCTAGTTGAGCAGTTAGACGTTCTTCAGTTTTAATTTTCTCTGTAGTTTCTTGTAGTTGAGGAATCAAATCTGATTCATCTACATAATGAACCTCATCCTGTGCATCTGTACACATGACAATTCCATCACCATGAACTGAAACCTTCTCAAGTAATGCACCTGTTGGCTTGTATCTGTATAACATTTGATTAATTTTTATCTATATAAATAGAATAACAACCCACACTTTTAGTGCAAATAAAAAAGCCGAGCATATGCCCGGCCTCTTTATAAATACATTAAGTATTAAGCGTCTCCGCCACCTATCTGAGATGCAAAGTCGATGAAACCTTGAATGTCATTCCAACCTACAGCTTTTGCAGGTCTTAGGTAGTTAACTCTGCTCACAATGTATGCAGCTTTTCCTTCGTCGGAAGCTGTATCAGAGATAAATACACCGTCACCATTAGCAGTTGTATCTGTAATAGCATCCATGTTAAATATCTTGAATGTTGTGTCAGCTGTAACTTTGTACATCATTGAATCTGCTGCGTCTGCACGAGCGATTGTTGCTGTAACACTTGTCCAGAAAGGTAAGTTTCCGTTTGTTGTATCAGCTGTACCTTGTGCAATTCCACTAGCACCGATTGATAATGATGCACTTGCTGCTGATAAACCAGTTAACTGTGTAGTAGGAACACCAAAAGGATTACTTCCATTAAGAGGACCTAATAGAATGATTTCTCCGTTTGTACCTTGAAGGTCAGTTGTTACTGGTGAAGCAGGGAATGTTGCTAAACCGCCTGCAGGAATATCCTGAGCGACTGCAACTGATGCTCCATAAATATAAGCAGGACGATCACTAGATGCTTGAACAACCAAGCTTGTGCGATCATCTCTTACACGATCATCTGGACGACGATCTGGAGAAGGAATTGTGATATCAAGAGATTTGAAACTAGCTTTAGTACCAGATTTGTTTGTAATCTTGCTAAAACCAATTAGTTCAAATGCCTCAACACCTGGCCAACCAAAGACTCCCTCATCATTATATGAGGATAAGCGGTTGATCTGATTACCGGGCTGTAATATTGCTCCGGCTTCTGATTTATATGTTGCCATGTTTAGTTATCCTCCTTATACGTCTGCGATTGTGAATGCGACTGTGATGAAGTCCTTATTCAAGTTTGCAAAGCCAGCGTATAGCTGCCAGATCAAAATGATAAATCTGCTGAAGTCATCATTGTTATTAATGAGAACCTGAGCATTAGGACCACCCACACCAACACCAATTGCTTGTGGACCGAAGAATATAGCTGGTGGAGTGTCGTGTGAAACGGCACCATTACCATCATTTGTATTCACGGTAATTGTTTTGGAGGGCATATTTGTTGTTTCGAAGAACCTTACACCTTCAAATACGAAACCTGATGGCATAACTGGTTCACCAGCGACAAATTGTGCTTGTCCGAACTGTCCACCCTGATAAATGGAAGCATTAGGAGCACCCATTCCCATAAGAGGGTTAGGCTGACCCATGCCAGGGTATCTAGCGACCTCTCTGAAGCCTGCATCAGCTCTTAGATCTTTCATGAATGAAGGATCTGCTACACAACGGTAGTAGCCATCTGCAAAAACAGGAACATTACGCTTACGTAAGCCCTTAACTACTTCTAGAAGGTCTGTTTTAACATTGAATTTATAACGCTCAGAAGCGAATTCTGCAGCGGAATAAGCAGTCAAGGTTGTAGCAGCTGTCTTTACCTTGTTGTTTGGGTAGTAATAGCCACCTTGTGTGTCACCTGACTGACCACGTGATTCAGACTTGAATAGTTCATCAAGGAATACTCTGTCTCTCCATCTTCTGTAGTCATCTAACAATGTTAGAGAACCAATTGATTGATGGAACATGTTGAGGTTACCTGTGTCTAACAGCAAACGCTGTGCAGTCATTAGGGTCTCACGAGCAATCTTGAATGTACTTGGAAGATTAGTATTAGCTGGATCTGCTGGTCCTGTGTACTCACGGAGTGAGACAAGAACTTTGTCTTTTACGATTGATCTGCTGTTTGCAGTACCAATTGTTTGATCCTGTGTACGCTCTCTAGATGTCTTTGTGCCTGGAGCACCGAAGAATCTATATCTATCTAACTGTACAGTCTGACCGGGTTGTTTTGTAAAATCGTGTACTACGACTGGCTCTGTGGCCATTTCCACGATGTAAGCTGGATGGGGACGGTATAATTCCGCACCAAGCAGCTTCGGAAAATCGTTATCTATAAACATATTTTAAGTTTCAGTTATTTGCTCTGCTATTTGTAAACAAATATACAGACAAAGCTGTGTTCACTCCTGGAACCAGGGTTCCATTAAGACTAATTATATCAGTACCTTATTTATGCACGTTAATAATATTTTAGATTAAATTGTGCTGGGTTGTTACTGTTAGACTGAGTAGCGAATGTTTTAGTTTTAACACTTAAGGCATTTTCTCCCCAAACCGAGACCTATAGGGAGAATAAATTACGTCTCTCATATCCACCATTAAAGGGACTGGTGGAAATATTAATATCGCTCTACCCTTGAGCCCTATTAAATTTTTAACGTCCTAATGACAACTCTTTCAAGAAAAGAACAATTAGGCATCCTTACAGGATGGCCTGAGTTCTGCAAGTGGGTCACAAACACAAACAACCGCATCTATGTAGGTTGGTTTGGTGTTCTAATGATTCCTTGCTTATTAACAGCAGCAGCATGTTTCATAATTGCATTCATCGCTGCACCACCTGTCGACATCGACGGTATTCGTGAACCAGTAGCCGGTTCTTTCTTATATGGAAACAACATCATCTCAGGAGCAGTCGTTCCAAGTTCAAACGCAATCGGACTCCACTTCTACCCAATCTGGGAAGCAGCTACAATGGATGAATGGTTGTACAACGGAGGACCCTACCAACTCGTTATATTCCACTTCCTTATCGGTATCTCAGCTTACATGGGACGACAATGGGAACTTAGTTATAGATTAGGAATGCGTCCTTGGATCTGTGTAGCTTATTCAGCTCCAGTATCCGCAGCTTTCGCAGTATTCCTTGTTTATCCATTTGGTCAGGGATCTTTCTCAGACGGAATGCCACTAGGTATCTCTGGTACATTTAACTTCATGTTTGTATTCCAGGCAGAGCACAACATTCTTATGCACCCATTCCATATGGCTGGTGTTGCTGGTATGTTCGGAGGAGCTTTATTCTCAGCTATGCATGGATCACTTGTTACTTCTTCTTTAATTAAAGAAACAACTGAGACAGAATCTCAGAACTATGGTTACAAGTTTGGACAAGAAGAGGAAACATATAACATCGTTGCAGCTCATGGCTACTTCGGTAGATTAGTTTTCCAATATGCATCATTCAACAACAGTAGAAGTCTTCACTTCTTCCTAGCTGTATTCCCAGTTGTTTGTGTGTGGTTAACTTCTATGGGTATTTGCACAATGGCATTTAACCTAAATGGATTTAACTTCAACCAATCAGTTGTTGATGTAAACGGTAAGATCATTCCTACATGGGCAGATGTTCTAAACAGAGCAAACCTTGGTATGGAAGTAATGCACGAGCGTAATGCTCATAATTTCCCACTCGATCTAGCATGTGCTGAGTCTACAACTGTAGCTCTTTCAGCTCCTGCAATCGGTTAATTCAATTCTATTCGGAGAAAAACAATGACACCTGAAGCAGAAAGATTTAATGGTTGGGCAGCTATGCTCGGCTTCGTAGCAGCACTTGGTGCTTACGCTACAACAGGACAAGTTATTCCTGGAATCTGGTAATCTTTACTACTAATTATGTAAGCCTCTCCTAAAGAGGGGCTTTTTTTAATGCTAACTATCTTTATAATTAAAAAAACCTTTTACTATGTCTCAACAAGAAATCCAAGATCTTATTGATCAGTCTGTATCAATAGCAATTAACAGACATAATCGTAATGCATCTATGGTCAGTGCTGCACTAGGATTCGTTTTTATGGGAGCTTTTGCAGATGGTCTCTTCAGAGTCTTAGGCTTTATCCCACCATTTATGGGTATTGATGTAAATATAATTCCTGAAATAGCAAAGCAGTGGCAGGCTTAGTCTTCCTCTTCTTCGACAACTTTAAACACTAACAACTCATCATCAGGTTTAATATCTCTCATCTCTGGATGTATCTGTCGTATTGGTTTGTCTAATTGTTTAAACATTAGATCCATAGATCTCCACATGAATGCAAAGGCAGCACCAGTAATCAATGCAAAGAAAAAGAAATAAATAAAAACAAATACTTCGTTCATGAGATACCTTTCTTATATTTAGTTGCTTTATTTACAGCTCTAGATCTTTTAGTTTCTGCTGTCAATGTGCCTTTAGATATATCAACAAAACGTGGTTGACCTTGCATCACATCTTCTGTAAGTAGTTCTGTATTTGGTCTAAGCATTTTTCTGTTTTGTTTTTCTTTTCTGCTCTTCTATAAACTTTCTATAGACAGAAGCAGCTGCATCTTTACCAGCGACCTCTGCTCTCTGTTCCATAGCTATTGCAGCTTGTGTTTTGTGATTATGAGATCTATTGCTTCTTTTAATTTTAGCAACACTTAAAGCAGCAGCTCTTTTATTCTTAAACTGTAATCCTTGAATAGTTCCTTTTGGATCTTCATCTGTATAAAGATCACTATGCTTATCACTCTTGGCAGGCTGACCTTTCTTTCGAGGAATACGAGCAGCCATTAATTTTTAAAATATTTATTTATTATATCTAGTTGATCCTGATACTTTGCAATCATATCTAACTCCTGTTCGATTGCTTCAATAATATTAGAGTGTTCCCCAATACCTACAGGATTGTTTAAATAAACTTCTACATTTGCAACATGTTTCTGAATGTCTCCATGTGCATGAGCTATAAGTGCTTTGAGTAATTTTTCTCTCATTGATCTAATCATTTTTCATACTTTTTTTTGCTCTTTCACTTGCCATTCTACGTGCCTTCTTCGCTTTCTCTGTGTTTTCTACAAACTGTTTTCCTTTTCTACTTTCTCTTTTCTTCTTATCGTCAGTCTTTTTTCTTTCAGCTTTAGACATAGCTTTCCAAGCTGATTCAGGTAGATACCTCTCAGTACTTTTCTTGCCAGGTTCTATAGCTTTATCAGCCATCTTTATTAGCTCCTTTTAGAACAGATAAGATTGTAGTTAATCTATCTGCCTGACCTTTATGAGTTTTAGAAGCTTTATTAAGCTCACCAATAATCTTAGTGATTTTACTTTCTGTTCCTTGTTTCATTAGTCTCTGATAGGTCCTCCATGTAACCATGCATCACAAGTACGAGTAGCTGCACATTTAAATTTAAATAATTGACAGTATCCTAAGTTTGCTCTATCTAAAACATCCTGTGGGTCTGCAGCCATAGTTTCATTGATACCTTTAATCATGCAGTCCATAATTTTATCTGTCTGATCAAATGCTGCACAGTTACCACATCTAGCTGTCTTGACAGTTTCTATATCACTGTTCCAAAGTTCAGCTTTCTTTTCCCAGAATCCAGGATCTGGTGCATCAGGATTTAAAGGCCCATAACCGAACTTGTCTATAGTCCAGTTTCTATTCTTGGCATTCTCCTCTATATCAACAGTTGCAGTAGGACAAGAATCACTTACCTCTGAAACTTTCTTATTTAATATGAGAATTACTTTTGGTTTCATTCTT